CGATGGCGGCTTCCCGAGGAAGTTCCGTCATTGAGTTCATCCGCCATTTTAAAAACTCGCTTACCATCTTTGCACTGCCAATGTCGGAACTTTCGACGGGAGCGGCTACCAGGTTGGCCTGTGACAGTGATTGCGAAAGGAGGGCTACATCCCCATCGATTAAAGGATTAACAAGTGAGGGTTCAAGATCACTTGCCCCATTCCAAGGGAAGGCTTCAGGTCCATTCTTCTTGCCGCTTCCATCCTTACCAGCCCATTCATTAAACCGACACTCCCTGGCCTCTTCAGCCTTATCCATCCAAAAGGACAGATTCGCCTTTGCATCATTAAATTCATGCTTGATCGCATCTACATCAGGGCCTTTTTCGTCAAACTCCTGTACTTCTAATCCACTTCCTTCACTCATTGATTTTCAATTGTAACATTATTTTTTTTAAATTACTCAGGGCTGCTTTTTCGATTCGTCTCATAGTCTCAAAACCCACCCCACTAAAGTCTGCTATTTCCTGTAAAGTATGACTTCTTGGATCTCTATCCTCCTCAAATGCCGCCAAAGCCTCCTCAACCACCATTTCCCTCAACATCGCATCAATCCTCGTCTCCTTTTGGTTAGGCGATTCTATACAGATCATCTTCTCCCTCGACTTTTTTGACATATACTAAGGATTTTGGCGGGCGGTTGTCCTGTGGCCGCTTAACGCACCTGGCAACCCCCTCCCGATCATCGAAGTAAATAAGCATTAAACGAGGATTTGGGACCAGTTTTAATACCCTAGCCTCTACAATCTGCCTGTCCAATTTGGGAGGTTCAGATTCACCCTCTAAATTCTCAACCCATATCCCCCGACAAGTTGAACGAGGGATTCCCAATTGCTGACTTATCTTAGGCCAGCTTAATCCGGTTTTACGAAGTTCCACCACTCCATCCCTCTGCTCTTTTGTCCACTTTTTTAACTTACCCATCAATACGATCCTCCGCCCGTTGAAATTAATTCCTCCTGATCAAAATACTCGAAATTGCCCACGGCAAAGTACCTGGCCAAATCAACGAAGTCCTTACTCGGATTCTTCAAATCTCCGGGCTGATATGCTTGCATACAACTTATGAGATTTTGGCACTCATCGCTGAACATCAATTTAGGCTTATTATCCAAATCCATCTCTTTTTCCCTGTCCCATGCTAAAAGATTATTAATCGCCTGTAATCCTGTTTCGATGTCGAGTGCTTCCGCCGGCTGAACAATAATATCCTCATCCGATAAATCATCTATTATGTTAGAACTGCCCTCCGCTTTCTGATAGCTCGCCGCCCCAAGCCTCGGGTCGATTATGCGAATGACCTCACTATCCCCGCATATCTTCTCCATCCGTCTAATCTCCTCGGCATAATCCTTGAGGCCGTACCCGTTCGGTTGGGCAGCCTCGCCAGCGGATAATTTATCCTTTGTCAGATCAATCCATCCTCCCCAGGTGTCGAAGTCAGGAAATTCCTTAACCGCCCAAGCGACTCCATGTGGATCGATTGCAAAGAGGACCATTGTCCAGGGCTTCGCTCCCGCCGGATCAATCGATAATACCCAATTTGCATCCGAGAAATCGGGGAGATTTTCGGGGGATACGAAGTTTTTATCCGTCAGATTGGGAAAGATTGCCCTAGACTGCCTCACAGGGACTCCATATGCCCGACATAATATTGTTTCCCGCTTCTCACCCTCCAACTGATTCTTCATCGCCGCCCAACCGCCAAAGGGATTCGCCGCTGTATGGAAATAAACCACTGAAGACGCTTTGCGGATGGGCTGTTGAACGAGGGGGACTTCCTCGCCGTCCAATAGGTCCGCCTTCGTTGATTCTATGGTGCGGGCTCCCGTGAGCATCGATTTGACTACGCTGTTCCATCCGTCAACGGCGGTGAAGCTGATAATTCCCTTGGAATTGCGGGTAACTGTCCTAAATCGAAGTGTGTTTACCCATGACATCGGTACAAGCTCATCTGCCCAATAGCCTATATTATGCGTACCGTTGACTGGATCTTGCGGTGAACCGATTTCTCCCCCTTCGATTGTACTGATGTCTTGGGACCAGTTACGGAAAATACACTGACTTCCGTTATTCAGGGTAAACTTAGAGGCCGTGAAGCCATTACGAAGTGAATACATCACATATCCGACTTTTCCCCTTCCGAGGCTTTTTAGTTCTTTAGGTAATGCGTTGTATATAAGGGCTTGCTGAAATTGAATCGAATTTGCCGAGGTCTCTGTAAGACACCATATAATCGTACCAGGGTTTTCAACGAGGGACTGAACTACTCTTCGAGCGCAAAAATGACTCTTCGAACTCCGGTTGCCTCCCATGATAAGAATCTCCGAGTGATTTTTTAACTGCTCATCTGCTCGTTTCCAAATGTCTAGCTCGAAGCCGTGCCGGTAAGGATCATCCTTCTCATCTTTAATCGCCTGTTCCCTTTTCTCCCAATATGCGAGGATGGATTCGGGGGTCATGGACAGCATCTCTGATTTTGTCAGAGGCGGTAAGGCGGGGTGCGGTGTCCAGGTGAGCGGCATAGTTCCATTTTAACAGATGGATTGGCGAGTGGTACACTTGGCGGGGCAATTTCTTTAAATTAGTGAAATTTTGTTCGGACATCCTGATAATCAGGGATTTAACATTTAATCCTAACATATTCTAACATATCCTAACATATTCTAACATTTGGGTATGTGGAGCAATGTGGAGCAATGCGTGGGGCGATGTGGAGCAATTGGTGGAAATTTTTTTATGGGCTACAATCGGTCTCGGTGACCGGCGGGCCGCCAAATCCGACCCCCCTCCCCCCCTGTCTGTGACATAAATCGCATAAAAATATTGATATGTTATATTTTTACATTGTTTTTTATACAATTTTTACCGCACAATAATGATTATGTCTAATTGTCCTTGACTGAATGCTTATTGAGATTACTTTCTCAAATTATCTCACCGATTGATTTTATGCCTACTAAAAGACCGAGAGTTTACCAGCAAGCAGAGAACCTTCCGGCAAATCTGAAGACCGAGGAAGCCTGTCCAAACATCTTTACAGGACAAAAGTTCTTCGATCAAAGACCACAGGATTATGCATTGGTCGTTAAGATGCTGGCAGAAGGATCAACGATCAAACAGATATGCAAAACCTGTAAAGTTTCTCCTCATACTATAGCTATCGTTAAATCCCGTGAAGGAGATACGCTGAAGGAGTCTAAAAAGCATTTACGATCCTTAATTGGTACTGCGACCCATCTCGCCGTAGAAAAGCTCATAACGAAGCTACAGGACGATGAAATCCCATCAGGAGTCCTACCAATCGCCACCGGCATCCTAATTGACAAACATCGCCAGTATGAAGGTGAACCTACTCAGACTATCGAAGTGAAGAAATCTTTGAGCCTGGATGAGATCCGAGCCGAGCTTGCCAATCTGAAGGATGAAAAAGTGGTTGAAGCTGAGGTTACCGACATAGATTAACAGAATAGCCCTTTAAAGCCCCGTAGAGGACGCTGAGAGCGTTTTTACCCTCCAATCTATACAATCTACCACGCTAAGGCATAAGACCGCCAATCCCGCCATTCCTCTGAATGCCCTCTTAGACGGGATTGGATTTATATCGAATGCCCGATTAGCTGTGATTGCTGATAGTGTATTCTTATCGGTTATCTGATGGTTATATTTATACCTCTTAGACGGCATAGGATTTATAACGAGTGAATGGGTAGGCTGAGTGATATTTATTCCACCGGTTAATCGGTTAAGCTGATGATTCATTTTAATCTTCCTTTCGGTCGAGCTTGTAGGCTGGCGGAGTAGTTAACCTGGTACGGCCGCCTAAAGCGGTTGGCGGACTGGTGCGTTAGCTTTAGCTATTGGGCCGCTTGTCGGGCCAAAGCATTAGTCCGAAGGTGAACTACTTGTCAGCCTGTTTTTGTACTAGAGAGTAGTAGTGCATATATACTATATAGGGTCGCACTACCACTCTTCCGA